CTTGTACCAGGATCATACTTAGCCTCAACAGAACTAGTACCTGCTGAAACTACAGTAAAGTCTATCTTATCATTTATCTCAAAGGTATGATTTTCTGCAGTAGTAGCAGTAACTTTTACAATTCTTACTTGTGATGTAATCTCACCACGTTGAGATTTGAATGAATGTGTATTACCAATACTAACACCACCAGCAAGCATTACTCGTTGTAGATCAGAACCAATACCAGACTGAGTAGTTACAATACCAACTAACTCATTACTAATAACTTGAAGATATAATTCTGGTGGCAATGGTCTAATGAAGTTAGCATTTACTCTCTTCATCGCATCAGTTTGATACGACATAGAGGATCCTGCACCAGGACTATACAGTACTTTCTCACCATGATTGAATGAATGTCCTGGGAGATATACTGTTCTTGTTGGTATAAACTTATCCTTATACTGTGCAGAAGGCCAAACAGTTGTTTGATTACCACCTTGCTTCATTACTGATACAGTAGTTCCAATACCAACACCAAATGTCATTCCATATCCAACATAACTCTCAGCATCAAAGTAGAACTTAGTATCTTCAGGAGTGCTTAGGTTTATCGGACCTTCTAACTGATATGTAAATTCTGTTTGGAATTTCTCAATTTTTGATCCAGAAGTATGAATACCAGCAGTGGTTCCATTCTGTCCTCTTAACATTTCCAATCTATTATTGGGAACATCAAAGTTTATTATCTTCAACTCCTCATCATTAATCTTGACATAATCATCAATTCTGAACTTATAGATTCCACTAGTCATCCAGTCAGTAATCTGAACACTGGTTGTCAAACCAGACAACGCAGCACTAGTCATTGTCTGACCTAAACCAGTACTTACCTTCTTAACTTCTATTTCAGTTTGTGCTTTGAGACTATTGTGTGTTGTGGTAGATATACCAAGAATTTCTACAGTTGCTTCATCAGGAAGATTATGTGGGAATGTAGCAATACCAGTTACTGTCTGACCATTTACTACAAGCGTTACATCATTTACTGTAGTAATAGTAGATGTAAAGGTTGTAATACCTGGTCCTTCAACCTCACTAACTTCACCTAAAGCACCATTACCAGAAGTTCCAGCATTATCAAATAATAAATTATCTCCAACATTGTAATTAGTACCAGCTACATTGATTGTAATATCTTCTATCTCACCAGATCTAACAGTACTAATCTTAGAATTAAGAATAGTATTCTTATTGGAATTGGTTATAAATTCATACTCTGGGATATTATATGGTTTAGTATTTCTTACCAAATCTAAATTAATAGGATCTAAATCTTGATCAGAATCAAATCCAGTATTGAAATCTTCTGGCTTAGAATAAAAACTATCGCCAATAATATATGGGAATACTGGTGGTCTAACTCCGTTGAATGGAGAAGTTGGGTTGTTTACAGGAGTATCTTCTACAGTAGTGTAGTAAGCATATACACCATTTGGATATTCAGGAGTCGCAGCAAACCTACCATTATGCTCATCTAGGTCACCAACACCATCAACATACACATAGTCTTCGCAGAAGAATCCAGCAGGATACTTAGTAATGCTAGGACCATCTATTCTCTGACTGGTTATCTTGATATAACCAGAATCCATATACTTGAGTTGTCCGTCTACAACACCATATGGACCGTATATTGGATGACCATCATACGCCCAACCAATAATAGGTGAGTGATCTTGACCACTATCACCCAAGAAGTTTCTTAGGTTTCTTGGAACATAGTAATTGATATATGGGTTACCAAGATCTGCATCCTTTACATTACCATAGAATCCATCATCATCTTTTACATCACCATACCTAGCATATCTGTCAACTTGGTTTACTGTCCATTTCTTTAGATTAGTAGAGAATATAGCGTCAGCACCAGGTGTTTTTGCGGTAACTGTAGTATGTGCTTGTGAATAACCAGCACCCTTATCAATCATGGATATGCTAGTAATCTTTCCATTTGATACAATTGCCTTTGCTTTAGCACCAACACCATCACCAGTAATAGTAAGTTCGGGTGTACTCCAGAACTCAGATCCACCACCAGTAGTACCACCTAAGATAAGTATCTGATCAATCCGTCCATTTACAATGAATGGTTGTAAGAATGCTTCCTTACCTATTACTGCCTCTATGAATGGTTTATTGTTATCATTGATTACAGTAGAACCAAACTCACTACCTTTCACTTTTACATGTACTGCAGTAATAGTACCTCTTATAATTGGTGTAGCAGTAGCATTACTAGTAGTAATACCTTGTCTACCATCTATCTCAATTGATATAGGAGGATCTTGGAAAACATGAATACCAAGTCCAGGATTGGTAAACTCAACAAATGTCGTAGTACCTACTGATGTTTGAATCCTAAATTCATCGTCAGTAAGTTTCTTGATATAGTACTCATTACCACTTGTTAGTCCACCAATAGCACTATTAGGGTTACCAGCCTGAGAAGTTGCTGTATATTTAATAACTTCATCAGTCTCAAATCCATGATTCTTGATAGTAATTCTATTAGTAAAGGTATTGATACCTACAACATCTGTAGTAACTTCTCTATTCTTGAAGTAACCAGAATTTTCTATTTCAATAGTATCAACCTTATTTCTTCTGTCTGTTGTTCTAAATTTCTGTAACCCACCACCATTGAGTGATAAGTCTATAGTACCAATACCAGATAACGCTTTTGTCTGAGATTCTGAGATATGAATCTGGAAATCATCTAATTTTACGACATAGTATGGTGCGGTATCTACCAAATTACCTGGTGTTATGCCAATACCAATAGCAGTACTACCATTAGAATCGTATATAATCTCCTCACCATTCTTCAAACCATGAGGTTCTGGGAATATAAACCTGTCAGTTGCAGTATTAACTACACCACCTGTAGACGTTGAATCAAACTCAACGGTCTGCTGGACGAACTTCATCTTCGCCATTAGACGTGCAGTTGTATTATTACCGCCAATAATTCTTACAGTAGGATCTGTTTCGTAATCTACACCCTCACTATCAACAAAAACTTCTTTCAAAGTACCTTCAGCTTGCGCTATAACTGATGCACCTACTCCAGTATGACCAGATTGTGTAACAGCAATGCGTGGTGGATTTACAACATCATAATCTGAACCAGCATTAAGAACGTCAACACTTTCTATAGGACCATAGTAAATTATGTCTGATGATTTATACGAATGTGCTTCAACACCATTTACAAATAAACCAATACCACCCTGAACAGTTTTGATCTTATCGGGTGAGAATTCTGGTTCATTGAACTTCTTCAATAGTTTCTGTGGACCTAACGATGTCCCAGAGACCTCGAAAGGGGTCAGGAAGTGGGTAGAAACACCTGCTAAGTCATTTCCTATGAATGCAGTAATGAATTGCCCTCTACGGACGTTCTCAGCAGTATATGAAAGTTTGATTACGTTGTCATCAATTTTCTTGACATAGTATGGCTGATCTGTATTAAAATTTGTTAGTGTTCCTATCCCTGTTGATGAAGAATAAACAACTAGATCACCATCATGATAATTGTGATCGGTAATTCGTATCTCTACAGTAGTCGTACTTAACCCGATATTGTTGAAAGAACGGATCCTTTTCTGCGGATCTATAGTCCAATGTGGAAAACTGTTAGACGCAACATATAGTGTTTCATCCTTAGAATACGTATTCTGTATATCAGCAGTAAATCCATCTGCGGAAAGTTTCAACTTTCTGCGAATCTTATATGATGGACTTGCACCTATAGTAGGACAGTTTACAGTAATTCTCTTAGGAAGTGCATCCCAAACAAAAGTCAATGTACCATCTAGTACATTTCCATCAACATCAATAACTTCAAGTTCATCACCAACGTATAATTGATGATCTGCATCTAAATCAAAGTTGTAGTTATTGGGTGATACTAAACTATATCCATCAACATTATATGTTGAGGCAGTATTGTATAACCATGTAGTCCATTTCAGTTGATCTTTTGGTTTACCTAGAGTCTTGACATTTATAGCACTACCCTTCTGTTGGTTTATTGCTTCACCTACAAACTTATTCAGTACACCTAAAACACGGAATGTAACTTGCTTACTTAGATCACCATCCTCGTATGAGTATGCAGGTAATCCAGATCTAAGAGTAGAACCAACACCACATGGTTCAGAAATGTCTATTCCTGTAAACTGCGTATAATTTTTACCCGTATAATCAATTATTCTATCTTCATATGACAAAGATCCTGTAGAACCAAATCCAACAGTAGAATCAACGTTCAGTATTGTCGCACCAGCAGGAGCACTTTTGGTTATAAATGTCTTACCTGCTTGCTTGAACTTACCAATAGTAGTTCCTCTTGATACACCAATCTTATAATATGTCTTATCACCAACTACAGCACGTTCTACATTGTAGATAGAACCGCTAGTTTGAAGTGGAGTAGTATCCTGAATCAAACTTTGTCCTTCAACTTTGAGTGGATCTCCAGTAATAAGTTCGCAGATTAGAATATCATTGACAATGTAATCTGCATCAGATGGTTTAACAAGATACTTAGATGGTTGAATCATTTCAACCGTCTCACCATATAACGCACCAAATAATATCTTGAACGCTTCCTCTGTACCTTTAGACTTATAGAAGTCTTTTGCTTGTCTTATAAAATTACTTTGATTCAGGTCTTCATCAAGATTTCTCTCAACAAATCCTGGTAATACTTGTTCCTTTAGTTTCTTTCTAAACTGAGTTAGAAAAACATTAGATAGATTGGTAACTCTGGTATCCACAGCATGAGTACCAATACCAGTAGAAGTAAAAGTAAGATATTCTGGCGAGTTGGTCTTAGCATTATTCTCAATTCCACTGAATCCACGAACACATCCTGTAAAAGATGTTTGTGTTTTACCTGTATATGTTATTATTTCATCATTAATCTTAAACAATCCCCATTGATTAGGCCAACCTGAAGTCGAATCAACATGAATAGTATCTTGTTTACCATTGGCATATTCTGATACAGATGTGAACCCAATCAAGTTCTCATTGTTTAGAAAGTTAAGTCCTTTATATTCTACTAAGTTATGAGCAATATCTACCGCACCCCCTTGATGTTCTTGGGAAAGGTAGTATTGTTTTAGAAACTCACCGAATAGGGGGTTCTCATTATCAATGGATTCAGGGACTTGGCTCTGAATAACCTCATTGATTTTGACCTTGGTAAAAGATGTTGTTATCATTTATCGAGTCTTCTTACCGTTTTGGTAACTAGATTGTGGATCATATCTTGTGCCAGAAGTATTAGCACCTGATGATATAGAGTCTTCTCTCATGTAGAAATTACTCTTGGATACATCAAACTGCAAATATAACTCTTTACGTGCCAGAACATCATTTGATAGTGGAACTGCTTGCACTTCGATGATGTTATCTGATTCTATGGTAGATGTTATATTGGTAGTATCTATAATGATTTCACCCTTCTTATAATCAACACTTCCAAACGAATCGGATAATATGCTAATCTCAGTGTCAGAAGTGACTTTGAATAAGAATAAATTACCCTTATCAGTTCCTTCTATAACACTATCTGAGAAGTAAACTGTACCTTCAATACCAGAAACTGTGAATCCAGTAGACTTAATATTATAGCTACTTTCTCCACGATAGAATTCATTATCAAAACATAACTCGTATTGAGCCCATTGATCTATTTGTGTTTCAAGGTTTCTTCTTATTCTTACAGTAGTAATGTTTGATGTGATAGAGTTACTAACATTATCAATCATTGCCTGTATCTT